GTTATGTCTGCAATCTGTAGACGCAATCTGCGAATTTCTTGCTTTAGGTTGTGGGTTTCTTGATACGGGTTCATTAGAATTGAATTTTACATTTTTGACATTTGTGCTTGTTTACGGTCTTGAGCAACCACACCTTCCCAAGTTGATTGCACTTTGGACATTTTGGATGTTCCTTAAGTATGATTGAATCATAGACGGATTGCCAGTACTCGTGACCTTGTGGCGTTTTGTCCCATTTAAACGCATCTAAGAGCATATCTTGGAGTGTGTTATAGCATTGCACCTTTTTATCCTTTTCAACGAGTGAGATGAATTCCTTGTACATTGGCAAGTCCTTTGCTTTAGTTCGCAGTTGATTGAATCTGCGGTAGTCAATTATTTTCATTGAGTTCTTGTATTATTTCAAAAAGGCTATATGCGATTTGTGGGACTATGGCATTTCCGTATCCTTTGATTGATTCTTTTCTCCACTTTGAAAAGGTAATTCCGTCCAGTTGGGTGGGAATCCCATCATCTCCGCTACAAACCGGGGATTGAGTTGGGAAGTTTTCCCATTGGTTTGTGCGTTCCACATTGCTATGTCCATCTGTCTTTTGCCTATGCGATTGTCCCAATATTTTTCCGTGTGACCGTGTTTGATTATTTGTGCCGTTGGTGTCGGTAGCATCCCCATTGCTGCCAATGATTCCATTGACGGTGTGTGTCTGTTTCTTTCCGATAAGCAATCCTCGGCTTCTCTTGCTTTTGGCGTTGGCAGCATATTTTTGTTCTTCAATCCCGTCCAAATGCTTTTGCCACCTTGTTTGAAATCCGATTGTCTTCCCGTTTCGCTCGTTATCGTAGGCAACAAACCAGCATCTGTCTCTTCTATGCGGTGCGTTTTTGGCACAAGCAGGAACAATAAACGCTTGTATTTCGTACCCTTGATTTTCCAAGTCAAGGCACACCTGCTGGAATACCAATCCGCCATCAATATTCGTGATACCATAAACATTTTCTGCGATGACAAATTTGGGTTTAATCTCTTGTATTGCTCTAAGCATCTCGCCCCACAAGTAGCGTTCATCATCTGTGCCTTTTCTTTTTCCGGCAAGGCTGAAGGGTTGGCAAGGAAATCCTCCAGTAAGAATGTCAATTGTGTTTGCATATTTTTTAAAATCAGTTTTACATATATCAATGTGACTATCCGCATTTGGGAAGTGATAGTCCAATACTTTTCGTGGGAACTCCATCCATTCGCAATGAAAGACATTCTCCCATCCCATCCACTCCGCAGCGAGATCAAACCCACCTATTCCGCTAAACAATGAACCGTGTTTCATATCTTCTCTTTGTAACTGGTATATATTCCTTCAAAGTATGTCGGTATTGTCACGCACTCTCCATTCCTATTCTTTGCGATAATCAACTCGGCTTCTTCCATTTCGGGTTTCTCTTGCTCATAGTACATCGGTCGGAATGGGAACATCACGATGTCAGCATCTTGTTCAATTGCACCTGATTCCCGAAGGTCACTCAACATCGGTCTCTTGTCTGCTCTCTCCTCACTCTTTCGTGATAACTGTGCAAGTATCATCACCGTGATTTTAAGTTCCTTTGCAAGGAGTTTTAATGTGCGTGATATCTCTGCAATCTCTTGTTCACGGTTTGTCTTTGTTCCTTTGATCAACTGGATGTAGTCAATCACAAGCAAGTTCAATCCCTTCGTTGATTTGTGAAGTTTGGCTTTGGCTTTGATTTGTCCAATGCGAGAATCTACATCATCATCAATAAAAAACTCAATGGTTTGGTTGTTGGCAATGTCACACACCTGAAGGATTTCATTATCTCTTAATTGTCCGTTGCGAATCTTCCAATTGGCAATGTCTCCAATCAGGGAAATGTATCTCTTTGCAAGTTGGTCATTGGACATCTCAAGTGAAATGAACAATGCCTTCCCTCCAATCTGTGCAAACTCTTTTGTCAAGGTCAAAGCAATTGCCGTCTTTCCCATTCCCGGTCTTCCAGCAACCACAATCAAATCACCTTCGTTGTAACCACCAATGTACTTGTCAAGGAATCTCCATCCGGTTTGCTTACCCGTTAAGTTTCCACCGTTCTGTGCATTGAAAACAATTTGATCAACGACCTTGTTGGTCACCTTCACAATACTGGATGGTTCTTTATGGGTTGAGAATGTTGTGCGTTCAACTACATTTTGAATGTCAGTCACAAGCTCATTCAATTCCTTTGTAACATCCAAAGACAAAACACCTTCAACAACTTGCTTCTTGATGTAATCGTGTTCCAATTGCATCAGGTGTGGTTTGATGTCCGTGATGCCGGATGCCTGTTGTTGAAGTTGGATAATCTCAATCACTTGCATTCTGTCAAAGTGTTTGGATAAACTCACATAGTCAATGGCTTCGTTGTTGTAGTACATTTCTGTCATAACCTCAACCAATTTGGAAGACATTGAATCTGTAAACCAGTTCTTGTTTATTCTTGGTAGGAAATGTTTTGCGTCATCGTAAAACAACATATTGGATAGGATTATTCTTTCGGTGTTCATAGGGTTGCGATTTTTGGTTTGTTGGAAGTTACTTCAATTGGTTTTTTTGTTGTGTACGGAAGTTCATCGTTCCATCTCTTTTGATTGATGAATGTTGCAAAGTGAGGAATGAATTCAACCTTGTCTGCATCCTGATGGTTTTTAATGTATTTAGGAATAAAGGTCAACATCAACTCCTTTTCTTCGTTGCTTAATTTCTTGAATGATTCCATTGCTTTTGAACGCACTCCTTTTTTTAAGTATAATTCCCAATATTGTTCAAATGGGTATTTATCCTTTTCATTTATCTTTATAGTATTATCCTTATTATTGTTGCAATCTTGATATGAGGGTGGTATCACATTTGATATGAGGGGTATATCAGTTTTCATATGAGGGTATATCTTCCTTGATATGACCTGATTGTTGTTATCACGAATCAATTGTCTTGTCAAATAACCCTTTTCTTCCAAGATTGCAAGTTCCCTTTGAACGGTGATTGTAGTCATATTCAAAATAGATCCAATCGTTTTGTTTGACGGATAAGCATAACCACTACGCTTTGCCATTCCAATCAACATACCCATCAAAACGGCTTGTCTTGGTGTCATATGTTCCAAATAGTTTGTGGGGAATAATACGAACATTCCCAGTTCTTCGTTTTGTTCTTTCATAAATAAAAAATGCCCTTGTACAAATCACCAAGTACGAGTTGATGAGATGCCAAGGGCAAAAGGTCTGTGATAGTTGTCTCGTACACAACTGGAATACCTTACAAAGATAATCAATCACACATCATATCCCAATTCTTTTTTCACTTTTGCTTGATGTTTTTGTCGAAGCTCATAGGTCGCACCTCTCAATTCGGGATCATCTAACTGCAACCGTTGACGGCATCTGCGGATGGTTTCCGCTGGTGTTAACTTGCCTGATTCCAAACGATGGAAGAAGTTAAACAGATTTGATTCTCTACGCCAAATCATTGACATCAAAAGGTTGTCATTGTCTCTTGTCTGTGGGTATTGCTCAAGCAATTGTCTCACAAGTTCTTTTGTTACATTCATAGGGGTTTTGTTTGGGTGTAAAGGTGACGCACTTTGCATTCGCTGAATTGCATTCGCTGGGCAATCTGTCTCCAGGTGCAACGCATATCATCACGAAGGATTGCGATTGCCCAACATAGTGCTTGTTTATCAGTTAGATTTTTCACTGTACATTTTCTTTGCATATGCAAACCCGGCATTGTATGCCAGTTGTTGTTCCATCTTCTCCAGTTGTTTGAAGTTAAAGATCAGGTGTGGGCTGATATCCAAATCGGGGAACTCCGTGCGTAGGTGTTCAACCAAGCGGTCAATTGGTGTTTTCATTTTCTGCCTTGATTATTTCTTGAATCTGTTGTGAAATGGCTTTGATTAAACTGATGATATCAAGATTGTGATTGATGGTCTTAATGTCTTCAATTTCTATCTCTGTGTTTCTGTGTTTAACCGTGATCTTCATTTCCGTTTGAGATTAACTCGTGAAGAACTTTCAACCAATAGTATTTGCTTACTTCTGTGCAATGATCAAGTATTTCATATACTGCAACTCTCGCACATTTGATTGCATCATCTTCCGATAGTGAATGAATCATATCAAAATCTCCATCTACCAATTCAACCGTTTCCGCATTGATGGTGTAAAATTTGGCGATAAGCTCTTCGGCTTTTTCTTTGGGTGTTATATCTGTTTTCATTGTCTGTCTATAAATGCTGCGTAATCTCGTGCATCTTTTTCCGATTCAAAGGTGGCGAGTAATTCTCCAGCGAAGTATACCCGCCACTTGCAAATGGAATTAATTGTTGCTTTCACTACCCTTGCTTTTAACATTTTTCAATTCTGTAAATTGGTTCTTAAAAGTTTGCAACTTGTCCTCCAGTTCTGCGATTCGTTTCTCGCTCATCATCTTCGCTTGGTTTAAATCATCCTTGCCTTGCTGGATGGTTGACCTGATCGTCAAGATTTCTGTTTCCAAATCCCAAATGTTGCGATTCTTTTTGTTAATTGATTCTTGCAATTCCTCTGCGTTTCTCTCAACTTGCCACAACCGGTAAGCGAGAAGGACAGTTACACCGCCCAAGATTAAATAAGTTATCATTTTGCTTTTCCTTTATAGAATTTGTGATTAAAGATAGTTTGACTGAATTGGTCAAACTCCGGATTGTACTGATCCCGTTCAAACTGGTAAGGTTTGGCTTCAGGAAGTTCTTTGTTCATTGCTTTCTTTATGCAATGGATAGAGTAACCCACCGCAAAAACGATGGGTGTTAAAACGATTGGATAAATTATGTCAAGTGCCATAGTTCAAAACAACATACTTTCTTTCACTTATGCAAATTTATTTTACTATTTGTTTTGTGAATGAACGATTTATTTTGTGATTGACAAAAACAACTCCCCAGCGTAGGTCAATTTTTCATCAATGATTTCTTGGATGTCCTCTTCCAAAGTGATGAGAGTGGTTGTGAGCTTCTTGCCAATGGGCATTCGGGGATCATATGAAACAAACAAACCCTCTTCCAATTGGGTTGCAATCATCCCCATTTGCATCTGCCAAAAGTATTCCGTGCGTTTGCTCTTCAACTGCTCGTTGTTTTTGATGAAGAAGTTTTGAAGGTGGTTGCCTGAATTGAAAGGACATTTGATTTCTACCAACTGGTGACCAAGTGCATCAGGTGAATACCCTCCCCATTCACCATAAGTGATGAAAGTGTATGTCTCTGCACCGTAGTATGTGAAGAACTCATCGGTCTGTTGTGAGAAATAGTGGAAGGCTTCTTTCTCGTGTTCCTTGCCCCAATCCAAAGCACGACCATAGATTTCGGATTTCGCACCGGTTAGGTATTCCGCTGCCTTG